TTCTGACCATATCTAGAGTATATCTACCTTCTTGCTCATACTCCAGTTGCCACTTCAACTCCAAGGACCGTTTTTGTTTGTACAGGTCTTTGACCATCAACAACCTCCTCATAGGTTATTCTGTTTATCCTGGGATCATTCATTTCTCCAAGATATTCCCACTTTACACCTTTTTCTCCTATTTTGTCAACTATTGAATTTTCAATAGATTCTACATTATCTTCAGCCAGAACTTCAAATTCTGCGTGATAGTGATAAGCGTTGATTTTTACTAGGAATTTTTTCATTCACATACCTTTATTTTGTAATTGTGGCGGAACAATGTCCCGCCACAAAAATATTATTGATTACGTAGCGTTTGAACCAAAGATACCTCTTGGATCAGAAAATCCAAAAACATATCTTTCTCTCGCTTTGTATCTAACGTTTCCAGTATCAAAGTCACCTTCCATTGAAGTTTTGATAGGTGATCTATTGAAATGTTTAAGACCGTTAGGAACATCAGTTTTAATGAACCATTTTTTCGCAGCAGTCAGGTAGTTGTTTACAGTGTATCCACCAGAAACCATTCCCATATTCTTAATTGCGTTGATGTCATTATCAGCTGTACCTGTTCTACCAGCAGAATTCATTAATCTGTCAGCAGTAAATTGAAGAGCTGAAGGAATTACCATTTTAACTCCTTGCGCCGCAATTTTTAGGCCTCTTTCATCAGTAAGCGCAGCAATGTCGATTAATGCTTGCTCTAATGAAGTTTCGTTAAGTTCAGCAGCTGTTGTCAATTCATTTGAAACAGTACCAGCTAATGTAGGGTGGTCAGTAGCGCAAAGCTCCTTACCATCTCCACCAGCATAAGTAGAATCAAATGCGTTGTTTAGTACTGCCGCACCTTTGATATTTTTAGTAGACGCCATAGATCTTGCTAAAGCTTTTGTATATCTAGACGCAAGTCTGTCATACAAGTTATCTTCGATAGCTTCTTCTGTGATAGCGAATGCTAATGCAATCGTTTCGTTAGTATAACGAGCTGTGAAAGTTTCTTGTGCATCGTCGTAGCCAACCCCTTGACCTTCAGGTTTAACTGCCGCGTTTGCAAAACCAGCTAACATTACTTCTTCTTCGAAAGCTCTGTCAGATGATTCAGTGTCGAAAATTTCAGTCCACTGCTCGCCGTATTGTTTGTACTCAAGTCCAAATAGTGCATTTAGACCTGGCTCTAGTTCTTTAACTAGCTGTGCTCTTGATATTGCCATAGTTATATACTCCTATTTAGCTATTAGTTATACAGCGCAGAACCCTTCATAATAGTGACCACGAAGTTACAGCCAGCGGCTGTCTGGTCCTTATTTTCAGGATCGTTTGCGTTTCTTACTACTGTAAACATCGTTGATGTAGCAGTAGAACCAACATCTAACGTAGAGATCGATTGACCATCTTTGTTATCTGTTGCTGTGTAGTTGTTCATATTAAAGCCTTTATGTGGATTAACTCCAAGAAGAGTGTCCGCTAAAGCCGCATCAGCTTTTACAACGTATTCCTGATTAGGATTATCGTTGATGAAAGCTATAATGTCATTAGACCCAGTATTGTAGTCTACTGACGTTGCTTGTGATGCTACTATATTGTTGGCGAAAGTAGGTTTTCCATTAGAGTCAATAAAAAATGCTCCGTTGAAAACACCTATAAGAAGAGCCGAGTTCGCAGTTGTCCACGCAGTTCCTCCATTTCCACCATCATCAGTAACAGTAAAACAAGCGTCTTGTGCCATACCAGCTTCGCCCGCCACTGCTCCACCGTCGTTTAACGACATTGGATCACCTTTGTTTGAAGCTACGCCAGGCGCAGTTTGGATTTTGTATTCAGATTGTCCTGAAGTCGCTGGAGTATTTCCAACGTTCATAACTGTTCTGCAACCAAATCCAGTTGTACTTGCATTTGCCATAGTATTTGTTTCCTTTATGTGTACCTGCCCCGAAGGGCCTCCAGTACGGTTAATATATTTTGTTGGGTAGGAATAGTTAAAAGATTAACTTTTCTTTGTACCACCAAAAGTTACACGAGTATTCGATTCCTTATGGAATTTCATACTTGGGTGCTGTTCCTTCATAAGATTGTTCTCTACTGCTTCTTCTTTAGCCTCGTTTTGCTTTTTATAATAAGCATCGATTTGAAGCGCAATCTCCTCTGGTATCCTAGCCAGCAATAGGCCGCCCACTCCAATAACTCCAGCGTATTTACCTTCAGTCATCTCTGGATATTGAGTTTCGGGATATTGGTCAGCTCTCACTAACTCCCATCCTTCTCTCAAAGATGATGCTACATTTTTAGCATCATTTTGTCCGAGTATCTCGGAACGTATCCATTGATGTCTATATCCAGTTGGCGCTGGTGGTGCATCAAGTGAGTTGGGTGGAGTCCAAACTTTTACAGATTCAATTTGTGATCTAGTTTGACTCGCACGAGAAGTTTTTATTGTTTCATTTTTCATTTTATGCTCCTTCCGTGATTTTTAATTGTTTTGCATAAGCTTCTAGCGGCACGCCTAATCTTTTAGCAATTGCTACCTGTGATGGCGAGAGTTTCACAGTTTTTTTGCGTCCTGTTGAGGCCGAACGTCTAGCCGAAGCTACATTTTGAGCAGGTCTTGCTCTTTCTGTAGAAGTGTCCTCTACCTTATCAAATTTATGCGGAAATTCAAGTCTTATTCTTTTATCAACTTCCGTATAATATTCTTGTGATTGAGGGTCGAATCCTTCCTTTTCTACCAGTGTTTTATGAATATCAAAGGCAGTATAAGTCATTGCAGAGTCATTACCAAACCAACTATTTCTAGCGGCCCAATCTTCAGCTTTAGGGTCACTTTGTTGTTGAGGTGCTCGTTGTTGAGGATTGATATTTACTTCTCTTTCACGCGCTTTTGGTCTGTTCTCGTTTGCAACTTTTAAAGAATTAACTCTAGCTTCATCCATTGTTAAAGCTGCTAATTGCTGTTGTGCTGCAATTTGAGCTTCTACATCTTGGGATTCAATAGCATTTTTAAGTGCTAGTTTTGCTGCTGCTAAACCTGTCTTAACTCTACTTTCAAATTCAGAAACATAAGAAGTGTCCATTTTAGACATTCTTCCTTCCATTTCATCATTTCTATTTTTAACAGATTGAGCATAAGCTACAGCTTCTTCTCTTTGTCTTTCTGCTTCTCTCATTTTACGAGTAAGTTTAGCAATACGTTTTTGAACGCCATCACTATATTCTTTTAACTCGTCCTTTTCTTCTGTTTTTTCAAGTTTAGTTTCTCTTTCGTTTTCAAAAGTTTTGTCAACGTCAGATACTTCTTCAACTTCTATTTTTTCTTCTGCAGGTGCTTCAACTTTTTCTGGTTCACCTTTATCATCTAAATTAACTTCGGCTCCTTGTTCTTCGCCTACGTCAACTAAATCATCTACTTTTTTTTCGTCTGGCATAGTTTCCTTCCTATGTTGTTAAATGTAATGAAGAACTGATTCAGGATCACCTATGGTCCCTAACACTTCATCATCGTTTAGTATTCGCACTTCTCCACCTTCAATCGGTAAACGTGCACCAGCATATCTGGCAAACATTACCCAATCTCCTATTTTACACCACGGCTTATTAAATTTTTCTTTATCCGCGTATGCAAGATCTCCCATTTTTAAAACATAGCCACAAGTAGTTGCGATTCTAGCTTTGTCTAATTGTTCTTGAGAAAATAAAATTCCACCTTTAGTTTTTTCTTTTGGTGTAAAAGGTAAAACTAAAAGTCTATATCCAACCGGTTCTGGTAACTGGTCAGCTACATCTTTAATGTTGTGTTCGTCTAATCTTTTTGCGTGAGGTTCTGCTTTTTTTTCTGCTTCGTATTTATCTTGAAGTCCAAGTTTAATTTTTGGTACTTCCTTTTCCGATGTCGATAACGTTTCCTTGCTCATTTTCTTGCTCCTTTGGTTTTAGCAGGTTAGAGATTTCCTGTATAATTAATTGGTAGGCGTGTGCCTGTCCAAGCATATACTTATATTTTTCCATACTGTCAACCCCACCACTCATCATCGAATCTCCAATTTGTTGAACGGTAGCGTTAATTCTTTTCTTAAGTTTGTCTATTAATATTAAATCATCCATCTTCTCTCCTTATAGTTTGAATTGTTGCAATACTTTTATTTTTTCTTCAGCATTTGCAATTTTGTCTATTAATTTATCTACTTCTTCTAGGTGTTGAGGATGTTCTCCAATACCTACAGAATTTTCCAAGTAAATTTTAAGTGTGGCGTCAGATTCAAGAATTTGAGCTTCATATCGTGCTTCAAGGGCATCTAATATTGCAGTTCTCATTTTTTCTTTCTTTTATTTTTACATTTACAACGAGGTGCAAATAATTTTCCTATTAATTCACTAATATAATCAAGTGTTGAAAAAAAATTATATAAAAATCTATCTATCATTTTTAGCAGGCCCATTATCCTGTTGTGGTTAAAATTTTACGCTTTTCTCATTTTCTTCAAAGTCTGGGCTAATCTAGCACGTTGACCTATCTTACCTTTTTTCTTTGCAGCCGCAGCTAACTTTTTAGCAGGAATCTTTTTACCTTTTTTAATACCTAAAGATTTTCTTAAAGATCCTGGTTTCTTAATTGCTTTTTGTATCCAATCACCAGCCATTAGGAATTCTTTCCGTATGCTCTGCCTTTACCTCTTATAGCTTTTCCACACCCTCTAACTTTTCCGCCGCCTTTGTAGCCTGCATTTAGTTCGTGGATAACTCTATTTTTTTCGTCACGTCTGTTTCTATTCATCTTTTCAGAATCAATTCTACCTAATTCTTCTGCAAGATTCATTCTTCCTGTGTTTGCCATATTACTACCTATTTATCTTTCCAGATTTTTTAGCTGAAGAACCCCATTTACCATAAGACTCATCTCTTGAATCTTTAAGTTGTTTTTTAGTTCTTTTTTTTCTTACTCTCATTGCGATAGATTCATCTTTTCTATCTTTGTAGCCTTGTTTCTTAACGCTACCACCTTTTTTCATACCAGAACTTCCGTATGGAAATCTGACATTTGATCTTACTCCGTTTTGTCTCATTTTTTTGCTCCGTTTCTAAATATTTGCGTTCCCTTTATACCATATATGCTCGCGACTACAAGGATCCACAAATTTGTGAACCAGCTCGGAAGCTGCGAGAACATATCGAAGAAAAGTTTTACCTTGTCCATCGCTGTTGGATCGTCCGATATCACTGCCCAAGCGAGCAC